GTTAGCATCTATTGCATCTGATCTACAGTCAAAAGTAAAAGAAGATTTAGAATCAAGACAAGACTGGGAAGAAGCTATAGCCAAAGGCTTGAACTTACTTGGTATAAACTACGAGGACAGAAGTGATCCATTTCTCGGTGCAAGTGGTGTAACACATCCACTTTTATCGGAGGCAACAACACAGTTTCAGTCACAAGCGTATAAAGAAATGTTACCAAGTGGTGGTCCAGTAAAAACACAAATACTTGGCGTTGCAACAAAAGAAACAGAAGATCAAGCACAAAGAATAAAAGATTACATGAACTATCAGATTACTGAAGTCATGGAAGAATACGATCAAGACACAGATCAGATGTTATTTTATTTACCACTTACTGGTTCTACATTTAAGAAAGTGTACTTTGATCCCACGAAACAAAGAGCGGTATCTAAATTTGTACCAGCAGAAGATTTAATAGTTCCGTACTCTGCCTCTGATATCAGAACAGCAGAGCGAGTCACACACATGGTGCGAATGAGTTTTAATGATATCCGTAAACTACAAGTTGCGGGAGTATATAAAGATGTTGAATTATCTACGACAGACACTGGAGACGATGAAGGAGCCATCCAAGAAACTACTGATGAGCTTCAAGGATTACATCCTAATTATTCAGACGACAGTTACACCTTACTTGAAGTCCATGTTGACTTGGACTTGGAAGGTTTTGAAGATCTGGATAGTGAAGGGCAGCCTTCGGGTATTATGTTGCCTTATATTGTCACCATCGATCAAGGCTCAAATAAAGTTTTATCAGTGGTTAGAAACTTTAGAGAACAAGATCCGTTAAAAAGAAAAAGACAATACTTTGTTCATTTTAAATTTTTACCAGGTTTTGGCTTTTATGGTTTTGGTTTACTGCATACAATAGGTGGATTATCTCGTGCTGCCACATCTATATTGAGACAGCTAATAGATGCAGGCACATTATCAAACTTACCTGCTGGATTTAAGGCAAGAGGCGTTAGAATCCGAAATGACGATGAACCTCTTAACCCAGGTGAGTTTAGAGATATAGATGTTCCAGGTGGTGACTTGAAAAACTCCATTATCCCCTTGCCCTACAAAGAGCCATCTGGGACATTGGCACAACTTTTAGGTGTAGTTGTTGACTCTGGTAGACGTTTTGCACAAGTTGCTGACGCAAAAATCAGTGATGTTAACTCACAAGCACCAGTTGGAACTACAGTTGCGTTGATAGAACAAGGCTCAAAGATTATTTCTAGTATACACAAGCGTTTACATTATGCTCAAAAGCAAGAGTTTCGTATGTTAGCAGAGATTTTTTCGGAAAATCCAGTACCTTATCCGTATTTTGTAGGCAATGTTGCACCACAAATTATGCAAAATGATTTTGATGGTCGTGTCGATATACTTCCAGTGTCAGATCCAAACATATTTTCTATGTCACAACGTCTGTCATTGGCACAAACACAGTTGCAACTGGCACAAGCTGCACCACAAATACATAATCAGTACGAAGCATATCGAAGAATGTATGATGCACTTGATATTAAGAACATTGACGGCATTTTACCGCCACCACAACCGCCTGCACCAGTGGATCCTGCGACAGAAAACGCAAATTCTATGAAAGGTGCACCACTTCAAGTGTTTCCAGAGCAAGATCACGAGGCACATTTGATGGTTCATGCTATGTTTTTGTCAAACATGGTGGCACAAGCCAATCCACAAGGGTTTTTGTTGCTACAATCTCATGTTCAAGAGCATGTTAGTGCGTTAGCAAGAGATCAAGTGACTAAATTCTTCCAAACAATGATACAAGAAGCCGTGGCTAGGGGTGAACAACCACCACAAATTGCACCACAAGCTGTAGAAGCGGCAATATCTCAACAAATTGGTGAAATATTGAAGGAAATCATGCCTATGATTGAGCCTGCACAAAAACCAGACCCACTTGTAGCGATAAGAGAAAAAGAATTGGAGAATGACACTGCTGATCTACAAAGAAGATCTATAAATGACATGATGAACTTCCAAATAGACTCAGCAAAACTAGCACAAGCGTATGAATTGGCACAACAAAGAACAAAAACTCAAGAACAAATCGCAGAAGACAGAAATGATGTAAATATCTATAGGATAAATACGCAGGCCTCTTTAAAAGGTAGGTAACGATGGATCCAGTCACTATTTCTCTTGCTATGGGCGTGGCTTCCAAAGCATTTGACGCAATCAAGAAAGGATTTGCAGTCGGTAGAGATATAGAACAAATGTCTGGAGATATCGGTAGATGGATGGGAGCTGTATCCGATGTTGATAACGCTGAAAAACAAGCAAAAAATCCTCCGTTGTTTGGTAAACTTTTCAAAGCTGGATCTATTGAGGAAGCAGCTCTCTCTGCTTATGCAGCCAAGAAGAAACTTGAGGAACAAAGGTACGAACTCAAGATGTTTTTGAACATGACGTATGGCCCACAAGCCTATAATGATCTTTTAGCCATGGAAGGTCAGATAAGAAAAGAACGACAACAGACAATATATAAGCAACAACAACTTCGAAGACAGATAGGTGAGGCTATTGGATGGTTTGTTTGTGCACTTATAATCGGAGCTTTTGCAGTATTGATTGCTAGTATTTGGATTAAGAAAGCAAGAGGAGCTTACGAATTTACACCCAGAGATTATACAAGACAACAGAAAACATGGCGTGAACCAGACCCAAAAAAGTACACAACTTGTAGACTTAAGAAAAGAATTACGTCAAAATACACACAAAAAAAAGCATGTATCTATGAAGGTGGTAACAAAACATTCACAATGATGATAGAGAGTTGGTGTCCTAAAAAATATAAATGTTTGTATGATCCGAATGGAGAAGAGCCCGACATAGACCGAGTGATGGAAAGCTTGAGGAGTATTAAAGATTGAAACAAGAAGATAAAAAACCAATAAACGTAAAGATTGACGAGAATAGTTTCGAGCTATCTTTAAGAATACTAAGTAACGAGTTTGTTGCAATAAAGATTGGCTCAACAAATTTTTCTGGTAAGCTAATAGCAGGTGGAATCTTATTATTGTTTTTTACCCTTATCTTATTAGAGGGTTTTGGACTGAATGAGTTACTAATGCAATGACTGTAGAGACGTTTTTAAAATGGAAGATCCTCCCGAGACTGATGATGCTTGTAAGTACGGCAATGTCATGGAGATGTGCAGAATGGTTCATGGCTTTAGAGGATCCAACAGCATCACAGTCAGCTTTCGTATCAGTCGTCATGGGCGTTATGACAGGCGTTTTCGGTATTTGGATGGGTCACGAACATAAAGGAGATAATAATGTTACAAGCACTGATAGGTCCAGTAACAGGTCTACTGGATAAGTTTATACCAGATGCAGATCAGAAGGCGAAGTTGGCTCACGATATAGCCACCATGTCTGAAAAACATGCCCAGGAATTGGCACTCGCTCAGATAGATGTGTTGAAAGAAGATGCCAAAGGCAACTGGTTTCAATCAAGTTGGAGGCCCTTGATTGGCTGGATTTCAGGTCTATCTCTTGGTATAAATTACATGGTAGCACCAATTTGTGCAGGTTTCGGTATAACTATTCCACAAGCAGATATGTCTGTGATGATGCCTCTGATGTTTGGTATGTTAGGAATTGGCGGAATGAGAAGCTATGATAAGATGAAAAAGACGGATACAAAGAAATGACAAGAGTGCATTTAGAATTATTTAAGTTCTTTAATAAGATAGGTAATTATTTTTATCGTAAACATGTAGAAGGGATTAGACGCAGTGTCGGAAGATGATATTTGTTACATACATAAAATAGCTTATACTAAAACAGAAACAGAAGAACCGATACCTTTTGCAGGTGTTGTAAAACTTACCACATATAAATGTCCTATGTGTGCTACTCCTATAGAGGGAATTGAGTATGAAAAAGAAAGATCCTAAAGTTGGAACTGGCAAGAAACCAAAAGGTTCAGACAGACGTTTATACACGGATGAGAATCCAAAAGACACCGTCAGAATCAAGTTCGCCACGCCCGCAGACGCAAGAGCAACGGTTGCAAAAGTTAAAAGAGTCAACAAGCCTTTTGCGAGAAAGATACAGATCCTTACAGTCATGGAGCAACGAGCAAAAGTGATGGGAAAAAACGAAGTTGTTAAGATCGCCAAAGCTGGAAAGGAAAGTATAAGGAGAAAAAAGAAATGACAAGAATAAGACAGTTTGCAAATGACATGGGAATATCATACAATAAGGCGAAAGGTCTTATTAACAAAGGCAAGAAACGAAGAGATGGTGGATCAACAGTACTGGAGAAATTTACAATGCCAATAGTTATTAAAGAAAAAAAGAAATTAAAAGTAGATAAACCTAAAAGAAGACTCAAAAAGGAAGAGTCAAAAGGTGGTGGACCTCTTATGACACCAGGTCAAAAGAAGTTCTTAGATAAGCAGACTGGTAAGGGAAAACCCGAAGAAGCAAAGTCTGGTAAATTTATGAAAGCTGCTGATGGTAAAATAACTAAACTAAGAAAAGAAACTTCCCCCAAAGCAAAGCTGGGAAACTTTAGAAACATAGTAAATGCAGCAGTTTCGGGTAAGATGTCTCCAGAGAAAGCAGAAAAAGCAATAAGAAAAATAGTAATAAGCAAAGCCATGGGTGGTCTTAACAGTGGTCTTAAAGACATACCACCTGAAAATAAAGGACTACCAAAACTACCTAAAGAAGTCAGAAACAAAATGGGTTTCAAGAAAAAAGGTGGCACTATGAAAATGAAACTAGGCGGTGTAGCTCGTGGTGGGGGAGCCGCTACAAGTGGGACTGGATTTAAAGGGGTTTATTAGTGGAAACTGATTTAAGTGGTGACACATCGGGAACCTATGGCGGTGACATAGGTTTTGACGATGGTGGAGGAAATCCCGATGACTATGGGATGACTCAATCTGATTTTGATTTTGCTACTAACATAGGCAAAGAAACTGGTGGGTTTGGCACTGACCAGACAGCACAAGGAATAGCTAACTATCTTGCACAACCACAATTTGGATTGAATAGATCCAACGTAATAGGAACCGTAAATTACGATCCTACCTATGCAGCAGCACTTAATATATCAAGAGGTTTAAATCCTGGACGAGATAGTCCTTTATCAGTTCCATCGTATTTAGAGCCTCAGATAGAAGGAAAATATTATTCTCCAGTAGAAAAAGCTCTAGTAGAAATGGAACCCGTTGGCATAATGGCTATGCTTGGTAAAGGGCTTCAAAGCATAATGGATACCGCTAAAGGCAGTTTTAATGATGCAAAAAGTGCTCTTGGTCTAAAAGGTGATGCAGCAGGTGGTTTAAAAGATGACGATTTTACTGGAATGATGAGCACCAGAGACGATCAATTAATGTCTGATATGTCACAAACAGGTGCTCAAATGAATGTAACAGATCCAGTTGTCTCTGCACCAGCATCTGTAAATATGGCATCAGTTCCTCAAGTAAGTCCTATGTTTGACCAGTTCGGTAATGCTTACCGTTCTGGTTTTGACAGAAATATGGCAGAAATGGCTCAACAAAGTCTGTCTGGTGGCATAGCTAGTGTAGCTCCAAGTCAAGCACGAGAGGTTGGAGATGCGATGAGAAATACTTTTGTTACAACAACACCAAATCTTAATTTACCTGGATTTCGTTCTAAATCCATGTCAGAAGCAGAGGCAGAAGAAATAAAAAGAAGATTAGGTGTTAACTAGTGAAAGTAACCGACTTCTTATATAAATATCAAAAATCCTTGAACGATAGGATAAATGAGATTAGTATTGCATTGACTAGTGGTAACGCCTCTGATATGGCTAGTTATAAGGCGATGGTAGGAGAAATACAGGGTCTATCCTACGCATTAGAACAAGTAAGAACCCTGCTGGAGAAAACAGACAATGACATTGATAGTGCCTGAATACGTTCTTAGACAAAGAGAAGCTAAGAAAAAAGCAGACGAAGCAGCAAAAGAATTATCCTTAAAAGACAGAGTACCAAAACCCACTGGATGGCGTATATTAGTCATGCCGTATATGGGTAAAGAAAAAACCGAGGGTGGTATTCATGTTCCAGACTCAATAAGAGAAAGAGAATCCAGAGCCACAGTTGTGGCTTATGTTGTTAAGATGGGACCTCTTGCTTATAAGGATGTAGACAAATTTGGAACTGATGGTGATTGGTGTAAAGAAGGCGATTGGGTGTGCATAGGTCGCTACGCTGGATCACGGTTTCAGATAGAGGGCGGTGAAGTTAGAATAATCAATGACGATGAAGTCATTGCAACCATTGTCAATCCCGATGACATCAAAACATACGGAGCCTAATGTATGCAAAACGCAAAACAAGAAGAACTTTTTGAAGAAGTGGAGGTAATAGATGACGGAGATAAAGAGGAAAAGGGGACGACCACCGAAGATCAAGTTGTCGGAGATACCCAAACCACAACCGAGAATCAAGAGCAAGTGGCAGATGATGATGACTTGTCTGAATATTCCGACTCTGTTAAGAAACGTATTAGCAAACTTACGAATCGCTTTAGGGAAGAAGAACGACAGCGAAAAGCTGCACTCGATTATGCAGAATCTATCAAAAAACAGAACGAAGACCTCAAAGCGAGGTTAGATAAGTTAGATAATAACTACGTTGGTGAGTTTGATAATAGAGTAACTGCACAAGCTCAAGCGGCAAAAGAGGCGTATAAGAAAGCGTTGGAGTCTGGTGATGCAGACGCTTTGTATGATGCACAACAAAATATTTCTAGAATTGCCATGGAAGAGGCAAATCTAAAAAGGTTAAAAGCAGAGCGTGAAGAACAAGCAAAGAAACAAGAAACTGCACAGACTCAACCCCAAGCTCAACCCCAAGCTCAACCAAAACCAGACCCTAGAGCCGAGAAATGGGCACAAGATAACGAGTGGTTTGGGCAAGATCAAACAATGACTTATGCAGCTTTTGGCATACATAAGACATTAATTGAGCAAGAAGGGTTTGACCCAAACACCGAAGAGTATTACACTGAACTTGATAATAGAATTAGATCCGAGTTCTCACATAAGTTTTCGGATAACAGAAAGACTAATGCTCCTAGAGTTGCCTCTGCTGGTAACACAGCATCAAGGTCAGGAGCAAAGAAGAGTAGAACAGTCAAACTGACTCCATCGCAGATTGCGATAGCAAAAAGATTGGGTGTTCCTTTAGAAGAATATGCAAAGCATGTGAAGGAGTAAGAATATGGCTACTACAAACAGAATTTCACGAGAAAATACAAGTCGTGCAAATACCTCAAGGAGAAAACCTTGGCAACCTCCAGCAAAATTGGACGCTCCCGCAGCTCCAGATGGATTTGAACATAGATGGATCAGAACCACAATTCGTGGTGAGGATGATAAATCAAATGTTTTTTCCAGAATGAGAGAAGGATGGGAACCAGTTAGGGCAGATGAATACGGCCCAGAAGCTGCAAAGTATCCAGTTATTGAAGAGGGTAAAAACAAGGGAATTATTGGTGTCGGTGGTTTAATGTTGGCACGAATACCCACAGAAACGGTGCAAGAGAGAACTGAATATTTTCGGGAGCAGACCCGCAATCAAATGACAGCCGTGGATGAAAACTTGATGAGGGAACAACATCCCTCAATGCCTATCCATAAACCAGATAGGCAAAGTCGTGTAACTTTCGGTAAAGGAAACAAAGTTTCTGGAGCCGAGTAACTTTTAGAAGGAGCAATAGATGGCTAATATAAATGTAGCTTTCGGATTTAAGCCTGTTGGAAAACATGGTTCAAGTCCAGCGACTCAAGGTACGAGTCAATACTTTATTGCTAGTGACGCTTCCGCGATCTTTCAAGGTTCACCAGTCAAAGCCGAGTTAACTGGCGGAACTATTCAGATCGCTTCTGCTTCTGGTAACGGAGACCAATTTGTTGGTATCTTTGCTGGATGTGAGTTCGTGGATGCAACTACTGGCAAGTTAAGGTTTAGTAATACATGGCCTGGTTCAGGATCAGCTAATACTAACTTTGACATCAAAGGGTTTGTGTATGATGATCCATCACAGAGATTTATTATCGCAAGTGACGGAACAAACACTGACAGAGCAACTGCTAAAGCAGATATCTTTAAGACTGCTGATATAGCAAGTGGAGCAAGTGGTAATACTACTACTGGTATTTCTTCTGCTGTATTAGATATATCAACTGCTGAAGATACAGATACATCAAATTGTGTGATGATTTTAGGTATCCACGAAGATGTAACTAATGCTGACCACAGTGCCGCTGGTGTTTCATACATAGTGAAAATCAACAACCATGCGTTAAGCGGATCTGACGCTGACGCTACTGCATCTTAAGGAGGGTCTAGTATGGCTATTTCAAGAGCACAACTCGCCAAAGAGTTAGAGCCTGGCTTGAACGCTCTCTTTGGTATGGAGTATAATAGGTATGAAGGTCAACATGCAGAGATCTATGACACAGAGGCTTCAGACAGAGCCTTTGAAGAAGAGGTCATGTTGAGTGGTTTCGGAGCAGCGCCTACTAAGCAAGAAGGTTCTGGTGTCACATTTGATGATGCAAACGAGGCTTACACTTCAAGGTATAACCATGAAACTGTCGCAATGGCGTTCTCAATAACAGAAGAAGCTGTAGAAGATAATCTCTACGACAAGCTATCTGCTCGTTATACAAGAGCACTTGCAAGATCCATGGCTCATACTAAGCAAGTAAAAGCAGCGAATGTATTAAATAATGCGTTTACAGCTGGAGCAACTGCTGGTGGTGATGGTAAAGCCTTATTAGCAACAGATCACCCATTAACAAATGGTGGAACTTTTGCTAACGAGCCAACTGTCGCAGCCGATCTTAACGAGACATCTTTAGAAGATGCTTTAATTAAGATTGCAGGCTTTGTGGATGAAAGAGGATTAATTATCGCTCTAAGAGGTATGAAGTTAATCATTCCTAGACAATTACAGTTTGTCGCAGAGAGATTATTAAACTCCAATCTAAGACCTGGAACAGCAGATAATGATGCCAACGCTATGAGAAACATGGGAATGTTACCTCAAGGTTATGTCATCAACGATTATCTGACTGACACAGATGCGTTCTTCATTAAGACTGACGCACCTAATGGTCTAAAGCACTTCGAAAGAATGGCTATGGCAACTGCCATGGATCCAGATTTCGACACAGGCAACATGAGATATAAAGCTAGAGAGAGATACTCCTTTGGTTTTTCAGATCCTCGTGCATTGTTTGGTTCACCTGGAGCGTAATAAAAAAATTACGTTTTATAAGGGCGACTATTTGCAGTCGCCCTTTTTTTATGTATAATGAAAATAACCTTGACGAAGAATCAACTTCGACATTTGCCAAGACAAGGAGATTGATATGGCTAATACAACTTTTTCGGGTCCAGTCCGTTCCGAGGGTGGATTCAATGTAATAAATAAAGATGGTACAAGTGGTGCTATCACACAAACTGGATTCTCAGTTAATTCAACTGGACAACTTGTTTCAATGGGTACAAGAAAGATTCAATCTTTTGCTGGTACTTTAGCTTCAACAAATGCAGCCGCAACTGCTTATGCAGACAATGACTGTCTTGTAGAGTTAGGAACATTAAATGTAGATGCTCCAGATGATTTAGTAACACCAAGTAAGATCTTTATTCATAGAGCTTTAATTGGTATTACAACTGCTGCAGGACAAACACTAGCTGGTAACTTAGCATTAAGTTCTACAAGTGGGACTGCTACAAATGCAGCCGTTTCTGGTACAGAAATAGTGGGTGCTGGTGTGACATCATTCAACGAGCAGTTAAGTGCTACACAATCTATTACAGAGATTGATGTTAACTTTAATGATACTGCTGGTAATTATCATATCTTTGTACCAAATATAACTGCCGCAGTAGCTAACGTACACTTATATGCTAGAGCGACAACTACAGTTAATGCTGATATAACTGCTGGAAGATTCACAGTTGAATTAGAATACTCTGTATATTAATAGGAGTGTAAAATGGCAGGAACAAGATCTGACGTAAAAGCCTTTAATGTGAACCAAGGAGATGCTGCCGCTGTTTTAGGACCTGCAAGGTCAAGAATAAGACAGATAGTAGTGTTTGGGAACTCAGCTGGTGCTCTTACTATAACAGATGGTAATGGTGGAAGTAATTTAATAGTACAAAGTTTTCCAACTGGACTACACACTCTTAATATTCCAGACAATGGTATATTAGCAGAGAGTGGTGCTTATTTATCTGCCTTCACTGGTAGTGGCAATAAATTGACGGTGTTTTTATCCTAATGGCTAGAAAACCAGATAAACAGCCACCTAAAACTAAAAAGTATTTCCGCTCCACTAAATCTGGAGCGGGAATGACTAAAGCAGGTGTTGCTAAATATCGTAGAGATAATCCAGGCAGTAAGCTAAAAACTGCTGTTACTGGTAAAGTTAAACCTGGGAGTAAGGCAGCTAACAGACGTAAATCATTCTGTGCTAGAAGTGCAGGCCAAATGAAAAAGTTTCCGAAGGCAGCTAAAAACCCTAATAGTCGTTTAAGGCAGGCTAGAAGAAGATGGAAGTGTTAACTTTGAAAAATGTTGTTGGTGGACTTATTGGCACTGTAACTGCCTCTTTTTTTCTTTGGACTGCTTCTACACTTGTAGAGGTTGACAAAAGAACTGCGATTACGGAAGTTAAAGTAAAAGAAAATAACGAGATGATAAAAGTCTTGTGGACAGAATTTATAAAAAGGAAAGATGATGGCGATCTCGCGGGGTTCAATGTCAAAACAAATTTCCAAACCTGGAGGTAAGAAGTGGAGTGCCAAGAGGAAGAGAAAAATCGATTGCTCACGACCTAGAGGGTTTTCTGAAAGAGCACATTGTGCCTCTAAAAAAAGGAGAAGTAGTAAGAGGTAGTCCAGTTAAATATTGTGTCTACTGTAAACATAAAAAATGGTCATGTATATGCCATAAAGAAAGGAAAACATAATGCCAAAAGACGCATGTTATCACAAAGTAAAAGCTAAATTTAAGGTATTTCCTTCCGCGTATGCTTCAGGACATATCGCTAAATGTAGAAAAGTTGGCGCTGCTAACTATGGCAAAAGTAAAAAGAAAGCGATGGGTGGCTTGAACGCGGCTATAGACAGAGTAAAGAGTCAAACAATGACTGCCAAAGAGGGCAAGGTCGTAAGAATGACTAAACGAAAATCTAAAAATCCTAATATAGCACGAGGTTGTGGTGCTATAATGGCAGACAGAAGAAAAAAAACAAAGTACGCATAATGGCAGTTAGAAAAACAAAAGCTGGTTTAGCACTTAAAAGATGGTTCAAGGAAGATTGGAAAGATCAAAGAACTGGTAAGAAGTGTGGAAGACAAAAAGGAGAGAAAAGAGGTACGCCTTATTGTAGACCAACAAAAAGAATTTCTAGTAAAACACCAAAGACAGCTTCAGAGATGACAGCTACCGAAAAACGTAGTAGGATATCTCAAAAGAAAAGATTAGGACAACCAGCAGGTGCACCTAGAAGAGTTAAATCAGTGAGAAGAAAGAAGAAATAATGACAACTTCAAGCTCAAGAGATTTTGATTTAGATGTAGGAGAACTTATCGAAGAGGCATATGAGAGATGTGGCTTGGAGATGAGAACTGGCTATGATGCAAAGACTGCTAGACGTTCATTAAATCTTATGTTTGCTGATTGGGCAAACAGAGGATTAAATATGTGGACTGTAACACAAGAAACAAAAGCAGTTACGTCTGGTACAGCCACATATACATTAGATAGTGAATTTGTAGATTTATTGGAAGTTGTGCTAAGAAATAGTAATAATGTTGACTTTACTCTCACACAAATGAGTCGTGGTGAGTATTTAAGGATACCAAACAAAGGTAATACTGGACAGCCAAGTCAATACTTTTTTGACAGACAAACAACACCCACAATAACTCTTTGGTCTACACCAGACACTTCTTATACTCTTGTTTATTATTATGTAAGACGTATTCAAGATGCAGATGCTTTGGTGAATACGACAGATGCACCTTTTAGGTTTTTACCATGTATGGCAGCTGGACTCGCATATTACATAGCTATTAAAAAAGCACCAGATAGAATACAAATACTAAAAGCCATATATGAAGAAGAATTTCAAAGAGCCGCGGCAGAAGATGCAAACAGCACACCGTTAAAGTTGACACCTAATATTTCATACTTGAGGTACTAATGGCTAGATACGCAAGTGGTAAAAAGGCATACGGATACTCAGATCGGTCTGGCTTTCGCTATCGTTTGCGTGAAATGAGAAAAGAATGGAATGGTCTTAAGGTGGGTCCAGATGAGTATGAAGCCAAACATCCACAGTTAGAGCCTAATTATCCAGGCCCAGACCCCACAGCATTGTATGAACCAAGACCAGACTCAAGAACAGAGGTGTCTGTAGAAAACTTATTAGGACTAAATCCGTTTTTATCCACAGCCAGTAGTGCGTCTATTACAGTTATAGAACCATCACATGGCAGATCAACAAGTGACACTGTTAGATTCAGAGATGCAGTTGGCTTTGATGGGTTTACAGCAACTGTTTTGAATAATTCGTCTGGTTATGCTATAACCAAAGTAGATGATAATACATATACATTTACAGCAAGTAGTGGCACTGCTAGAACTGGAGGAATAAGAGGTGGCGGAGGATCTGTCACTGCTGGACCTGTAACATTGGGGACATAAATGAGTTTTACAAAAGCGACATTAACAACAGCAATACAAGATTACACTGATAATTCAGAGACAACTTTTGTAAACAATATACCTAATTTTATAAAAGCCTCTGAAGAAAAAATACTAAAAAGCGTAGATCTAGATTATTTTAGAAAGAATGTAACAAGTGCATTAACATCATCAGATGCTTTTCTTACAGTGCCTTCTGATTATCTAGCATCTTTTTCTTTGCAGATAACCACATCTGGTTCTGAAAGTTTTTTACTACAGAAAGATGTAAATTTTTTAAGAGAATATACACCAGCTTCTACAACAGCTGGATTACCAAAATACTATGCTAGATTTGATGAGGATAACTTTATTCTAGCACCTACACCAAATAGTAATTATACAGTACAATTAAATTATTTCTATAGACCAGCGAGTTTAACGGCTGGTTCTGATACTGGTACAACATGGGTTAGCACTAACGCACCTTTTGCTTTACTTTACGGATCTCTTGTAGAGGCTTATACTTTTATGAAAGGTGAGCCAGATGTGATACAAAACTATAATGGATTGTTCGCACAATATTTAGAAAGAGTAAAAGATCTTGGAGAGGCAAGAGAAAACACAGATGGTTATAGAGTTGGTCTGCCATCGAGACCGAGAACATAGGAGTAGAAAATGGCAACAAATGCAGCAACCAATTATCTAGAGAGAAGATTATTACATTTCATATTTAAAAATAACTCTCTTAGTTTTTCATCGCCTGGTGATAGTATTTATGTAGGACTTGCAACGGCAGTAAGTGCCGCCGAAACTGGATCTTTAACAGAGGCAACCTTTACTAACTATGCAAGACAACAAGTTACCGCAGCGAACTGGACTACAATAGGTGCAGATTCAACAGACACACAAACAGCAGTAAATGCAGCTAATATTGAGTTCCCAGCTTCTGGTGGCACGAACAATACTATTACACATGTATTTCTTGCAGACGCATCTACTAGCGGTAATATATTATTTGTTGGTGCATTAGATGCAAGTAAGGCAATAGCAAGTGGTGATATATTTAGAATTAATGCAGGTAACTTAACAATAGAGCTTAAATAATGGCATTAGTATTAAACGACAGAGTAAAAGAAACTACAACCACAACTGGTACTGGCACACTTACACTAGCTGGTGCAGTTACTGGATTTGAAACTTTTGCTGCTGGTGTCGGAAACAGTAATACTACATACTATGCAGTTACATTACCAGGCACATCAGAGTTTGAGGTAGGATTAGGTACACTAAGTAGTGACTCTAGCACCATAGCTAGAAGCACAATTATTAGCAGTTCCAATAGTGACAATGCAGTTAACTTTAGCTCTGGCACAAAAACTATTTTTTGTACAATACCTGCATCAAAGTCAGTGTTTTTAGACGCCAGTGGTAATGCAACATTAGGTGCAGATCTATCTGTCGGTGATGATTTGACAGTTTTAGGTGGCTTAATTGATCTTAAATCTAATAGTGGGTCAGCCTCGCAAATTAAATTTTACTGTGAAGTTAGTAATGCTCATGCACAAACATTAACAGCACAACCACATTCTGTAGCGGCTAGTAACACATTAACATTACCAGCAGGTAGTAATTCAACACTAGTATCAGAATCAGCTACACAAACATTAACAAATAAAACTATAGATGCTTCTCAATTATCTGGAACTGTAGCAAATGCAAGATTAGATGCAGAGCTACAAGCACTAGCTGGTTTAACATCAGCCGCAGATAAAGGAATACAATTTACTGGATCTGGTACTGCATCAACATATGATTTAACATCGGCAGGTAAAGCATTGCTTGATGATGCAGATGCCGCTGCTCAGAGAACAACATTAGGATTAGGAACAGCGGCAGTTGCAGCCACTGGTATATCAAATACAAATGTACCAGTGTTTACATCAGGTGTAGCTGATAATGATTTTTTGCGTGTAGATGGTACATCAATAGAAGGTAGAAGTGCATCTGAAGTATTAAGTGATATTGGTGGTCAAGCCTCATTAACTTTTGGTATATCAAACACAAACGCAGTCAAGATAGACAGTTCTAGTGTGGCAGATGATGA